TCGAGCCCAAAGTTCAACCCATCACCCCGGCCGCGCCGACTCCACGTCCGCAGCCGATCAATCCATCAGCACCAGGGCCACAGTAGTAAATCAATTCCGATAATCCACAAACCCAAATCAGGAGGAAGTGATGCCATCAGGAATCATCATGCAGTCGTCGTCGGTAGGAGCCACCAAGGAATCCATCGAAAAAGTGTTGGTGGAGCACGGTCACGAACCGGAGAAACCGGAAATAGAAGCGCCGGTCGCGCCCAAAGAGGAAGACTTCAAAACTACTGAGGAGTTCGAAACCGCGCAGGAGGAATTCGAAGCCAAACAGGAAGAAGAGCTCGAGGAAGAAGGCAAGAGCGCAGAGGACAAAGAGAAAGAACGCCTCGCAGCCCTGCCCGACAGGAAATCCCGCCGGCAGCGCGCGGTCGAAAAAGCCACCAAGGATCTGAAGGACGAGAACCGCAAGCTAGCGGACCGTCTGGCCGTGCTTGAAGCGGGCAAGGGCGGAGTCGAGAAAAAAGAACTGGCTGCCGCTGCTGCAGTTGCTCCCAAAGCGCCGAAGCGCGACGACTTCAAAACCGACGCCGAGTACGACGACGCGCTCTTCGATTACCGCTACGAGCAGCGCCGCGCCAAAGAGCAGCAAGAGTCAGCGCGCACGCGCATCGACACGCAGCTCAAAACAAATTTCACGAATTACCAGGCCTCAGTCGCTGCCTTCAAGGAAGAGCACGACGACTGGGACGAAGTTGTGAATCAACCGCTCGCCATCCACGAGAGCGTATACCTGGCCGTCCAGGAGCAGGAGAACGGACCCCAAGTGACCTATTACCTTGGGAAACACCCTGACTACGCAAAGCGCCTCGCTGAGATGAGCCCACTGTCCGCCGTCATGGAAATTGGCCGGCTCGCCGAAAGGTTGAAGCCCGCCAGCGCCCGAGAACCAGGCACTGACGCGGACCCCAAAAAGAAACCCGCGCCGAAAAAGATTCCGGACCCGGTACGTCCGCTATCTTCCTCGACCACCAGCTCATCGCTCACCTCGCGCGAAGCCGCAACCAAGCACGACTACAAAGCCTTCGTGGCGGCGCAGCGCATGGGAACGTAAACAGGAGATTTCAGCATGGCCAACATGATCCTCACCAACCAGGAGATCAGTTTCAAGAACCTGATGGTTCTCGGAAACGAACTCTCCTTCACTAAGAAAGTTAAACGCACCTATGACGACAAGTTCGGACGCGCCGGCGCGAAGATCGGATACCTCATCAACATTCGCAAGCCCGCGCGCTCCGTCTCCACTGCCGGACAAGGCATCCAGCTGCAGGATTACATCGAGCGTTCAGTTCCGCTGATCCTCAACAAGCAGTATCAGCAGGCCTGCGCCTTCACCTCGTCGGATATGTCTTTGAGCCTCGACGACTTCGCCAACCGAGTCACGAAGCCGAAGATCCGGCAGATTGCAAACGATATTGATTACGACGGTCTGCAGCAGTTCGTGAACGTGCCGGCAGAAGTGGGAACACCGGGCACGGTGCCGAACACGCTTGACACCTACCAGAATGCCACGCAGTTTATCGCGGATGAGGGCTTCCCGATCGATGACGCGGACGACATCACCACCCACATCTCACCCAAAATGATGCGTGTGATCTTCCCGCAACTGCAGGGTTTGATAACGAATGGTGGCGGAACCGCATCACTCGGCTTCCTGCGCAACCTGGCAAAAGGCGAAGGCGGGGGCAGTGATGACTTCATGAAGGGCAAGGTGACGGAAGCTGCGGGGATGAGTTTCTTCCGCACGCAGAACGCGCCGACGTTCACCACCGGCACGCAGGGCGGAGCGCCAGTAGTCAACGGCGCCGGGCAAACCGGCAGCTCGATTGCTACCACCGGCTGGACCGCTTCTACGACTGTGTTGAACCAGGGCGACATCATCTTCTTCGCCGGAGTTCACCGCATCAACCCGCTGACTCGTCAGTCGACCGGCGATCTGCGGTCCTTCGTGGTTTTGTCCACTGTCACTTCGAACGGCTCCGGTCAGGCTAACATCCCGATCGCGTGCGTCGATGGCGACGGTCTGACGCTCGGTGGTCCTTACCAGACGGTCGATGTGTCTCCGGCAAACTCGGCGGCCATCACCGTGCAAGGCGCCAGCGCCGTAACCAGCCAGCGCGGTCTGATTTTCCACCCCGAGGCCTTCACCTTCGGTTGCGCGGATCTCGAAATGTACGAGAACCAGCACATGATGGAGATGGCGGCGGATAAAGACCTGGGCCTCGCGATCCGCATGTGGGGACAGCCCGATATCAACACCGATCGCCTGGCCTTCCGGCTGGACGTGCTCGGCGGATGGCTGACGATGTATCCGCAAGGTGCAGTGCGCATCACCAGCTAGCTCCAGAGTGTGGCTTAAAAGTCACACGTTCCAAATTCCAAACAGAAAAGAGAAAAACTCCAATGAAACGAATTGCATCGCTTCTCGTTCTTCTGGCGGGTTTGGCTGGAGCTTGCTTCAGCCAGACTGCGCTTACACAAACCACTCTCACTTCGGCGGTCTCCGGACCATCGCTCTATTCCGGAACCTCGCCGACGATTTCAGGCACGATCACGCTGACTGCGTGCACCGGCCTGGCCGCACCGATTCTTCCCGGAACTCCCTCGAGCATTATTTATGTGGGACGGGAAGCAATGGGCGTGTTCTCCCTCAACACCACCTCCTGCACGGCGGTGGTGAACCGCGGCTATCTGGGAACGCAGGCAGCTCCGCATCCTCTCGGCGACATGGTGCTCTACGGCCCGAACTATGCCGTAACTCTGTCGCAAGGCGGCAATCCGGTTCCGAGCGGACTCTTCCAGCAGGATCCCCCGGCGAACGGAACCTGCACGCCAGCCAGCACTGCGACCAGTCCATGGGTCAACGTGCTGACCGGGGCGCAGTGGCTGTGCTCGACGATCACCAAGACTTGGATTCCGGGCTTTGTGAATCCGCTGACCACGGTAGTGGATGCGCCGAATACAGCAGTCGCTTCGGCCACCACGATTCTGCCGAGCGGTCCGCTGTTTCACCTGACCGGCACGACTCCAGTGACCACGATCACCGCGCCGGTTGGCTGTGACGCAACCGCTGTCGGGGGTTGCACGTTCTCGGCGATTGTCGACACCGGAACCGCCTCGATGTTTGGCACCGGCGGCAATCTGGAGATCGGCGCGGCCATCACCACACTGAGCGGCAAAACCTATACCTTCGTGTGGGATGCAGTTCAGTCGAAGTGGACCATCAGCGGCTAGTAGCTTCACGTTTCGGGCGTTGAGCGAAGTATCAGCGCCCACCCTTTTTAAAATTTCGCAGCAAAGGAAAACTCCCATGGAAAATCTCGATGGAAAAGATGTCATCAAGCCCGTAGCGTTCGACGCGCATGAACAGGCCACGCGCGGCGAGCACGTTCCCACAGCCAAAGACAGCCCGGATCTCGATCCGGAAAAGGTTGTCGAATTCCCCAAGGCGGTCGACCACGTGCAAAAAGATAATGCACCCGAAGGCCACTTAGAGCCTGTCCTCGTGAACTCGGCGGAAGAAGAGAAGGCATATCTCGCATCGAACGCAGACGAGAACGCAGATCCGAAAGCTGACAACCTCAGCGAAATGTCGAAGGCCGACCGCAAGCAAGAACTGGGCGGCATGAAGAAGGCCGAGCTGCTAGACGTGGCCGCGCAGCACGATGTTCAGGCTGATGACTCGATGAACAAGGGCGAAATCACCTCAGCCATCAACAAGAAGATCAACAAAGAAGCCACCGCGTAGAGTTCGGCGGCTTTACCGTGATTTAAAAATCACACAAGGAGACTCACATGGGCACAAGCAATTTCAATCTGGAAGATCCCGCCAAGCAAGAAGCAATCCGCCGCGGGCCTCACGAGTACGTACCCACCGCGGGCAAGCACGGCAGCTACGTCGCGAAGCCCTACAAACACCAGGAATACCCGAAGATGATGGGCAAATTCCCGCGTCCGCAATTCGCCGCTTTCAAGGGCAAACCGGACGGCGACAGGCTGTTCGAAGAGGCGACGAAAGAGTGGGACGCGGCCATGATCGCGACGACCGTGAACTCGGCGGCCGAAGCGCAAACCTGGCTGAAGCAGAACGGCTAGGTGAGCGGCGTGACCATAGAAAATCCGCTCTCGCCCACTGCGGTAATGCGGAATTTCTGCGGGTAAGGCGCGATCGAGATGATGTCGCCCACCTTCACGCGTGGAGTCATCGATTGAAAACCAACCAGACCGTCGTTGGCGCTTAACGGATTGACTCGGTTCACGCTAGCGAAGGAGATGATGTCGCCCGGTTTGGGCACAACGATCTTCGAAGGGAATGACCACACTCGCCCGAACGGGATCGCTTGCTCGAGCGCGATCCCGCCGAGCCCAACACCGAGCAGCCCCATAAACCCACGACGATCCATGCAGAAAGTCTAACCCATGCCCGTTCTCGCTCCATCGAATCCGCTGGCACTCTCAGCCACCGACTTCATCAAGTCGGGGTTGCGCCTGGTCGGGGCTCTGCGTTCCGGGTTGAATCTGACCGCTGGCGAGTTAACCGACTGCCAGATGGTGCTCAACTCGATGCTCGATGCTTTCTCGATCGAGCGAACGCAGATTCCCGCCGTCTCGATCATTTCGACGAACACGGCGCAGGTTCCGCTTTCACTCGTTGCCAATAAGCAAGCCTACAAACTCGGCAACGCGGTGGGCACGGAAGATTTCCTTCTGCCGCGGCCGTCGCGCGTGGAGCGGGTTTCGATCATGTACTCGGCATCGCAATCAACTCCGGTCGAGTTCGGGATGGAGATGTATGACAGCGTGCAGTGGCAGGGCGTTACGAATAAATCGTCGCCTTCGCTGCTGCCCCAAGTCTGCTTCGTCGATGACTCGATGGCCGTGTTCCCCGACATGGTGCTTTCTTTCTGGCCGGTCCCGACGCAGGCGAACCCGGTGATTCTCTATCTGTGGCAATTGTTGCAGCAGTTCTCGAGCCTCACTGCGCAATTCCTTTTTCCTCCTGGCTATGCCGAGATGCTGCGCTTCCAGCTGGCCATGCGCCTCGCGGCTGAGTTCCCTTGCGACATGGCAAAGTTCGCGATCGTGAAGGAACTCGCTCAAGAAGCGAAAGCTCGTATCGCAGGCATCAACGTGAGGGCGCTCGAGGCTACCTGCGATGAAGCGCTTCTCCCATCGGGCGGCCAAGGCAACATCTTCACCGGAACTTCTAATCGCCGGTAATAACTCATGAAATTTGGCTTCATCGGTCCCGCGTCCGCTTCGGCATCTCCGCTGGTTGCGGCGGAGCAGTTAGTCAACTTTCGTCCGCAAAAGAACGAATCGCCGAACGCGCGCACCCCCTTTCTCCTGCTGGGCACCTCTGGGCTTTCTCTGTTCGCGAATCTTGCGAACGGGCTGCCTTCGGTACGCGGCGAGTGGACCGGCAACGGACGCGCCTTCGCAGTAGCTGGCACGCATTTTTACGAAGTGAACGCGCTGGGCGGAGTCACTGATTACGGCGGCGTTGGCACGCCGAACAACAACATCGCCGATGACGGATTGCCGGTCACGATTGTATCTGCCGGAACGGTTGGAGGCGCTTACCCTTCGCAGCTGCTGATTTGTTCCGGTGGAAACCTCACTGTGTTTTCGCTGGCTTCGAATTCCTTTCAGCCGATGACCACGCCTCCGAACCAGAACCTGATGGTCGAGTTCCTGGACGGCTACTTCATCGCGCTCGGGGCGAACAACAGCTTCAGCATTTCAAACCCGGAAGATGCCACCACCTGGCCGGGGCTTTCCGTCTCGCAAGTGCAGGTGTTCTCGGATCAGCTGCTTTCGATGATCGCCGCCAACCGTCTGCTCTGCGTGTTCGGCTCGAAGCGCGCGGTTTTCTACTACCAATCCGGCGCGCCCCTGTTTCCTTTCGACGTGGCGAGCGGCGGCTTCATGGAAGTGGGCATCGTGGCGCAGTTCTCAGCGCAACGCGTCGCCACCCGTCAGGGCACAACCATTTTGTGGCTGGGCGGCGATGAACGCGGGCAGGGCGTCGTCTACGCAGCCAATGGCTTCACCCCGCAACGGGTATCGGACTCCTCGCTTGAATACTGGATGTCCCAGCAGAAAACTGTTTCCGATGCGGTCGGTATGGCGCGCCAGGAAGAAGGCCAGAACTTCTACGATCTCTGGTTTCCCTCGGCGAATGCGGCCTGGACGCTCGACGTGGATCTCGGCTGGTGGCATCGCCGCAGCTCGCTAGTGAATGGAGTCGAAGGCGCGCATCTTTCGCGCTGCCACATGAACGCCTTTGGCTATCACCTGGTCGGGGATCGCACCAGCGGAAATATATACAAACTCTCGAGCTCGATCTATACCGACAACGGCGCGCCCATCATCCGCAAGCGCATCGGCCCGACCGTCCAGAATGAAGGCGGACAGATCCCCGTCGGCATTAATGAGTTTCAGGTGGACTTCGAAACCGGCCTTGGACCTGAACCGCCGCTGACTGACGCCTTCGGCAATCCCCGCGATCCTTACGCGATGTTTTCTTACTCGGAAGACTATGGCAAGACGTGGACGCCGGAGCGGCAGATCCCTTGCGGACAGGCGGGGAACTTCAACGTGGTGGCCATCGATCGGCGGCTTGGGAGCTGGCGCAGCTGGACGCCCCGCGTGCGTGTATCGGACCCGATTCCCTGGCGCATCGCCGAGGCCTACTACAACGGCACGCAGGAGCAGAAGAAGCGCTATGCGAAGCAAATGGCTGAGGTGAGTTGAGTATGGCGCGCGAACTTCTCGACACCATCGTGCCGGCGGACTGGGACAGCCAGGCGCCGGGAGTCAACACCGGCTTTCAGCGCACGCGCTGGCTGCAAGGCATCAGCGACCTGGTGAAGCGCCCCATCTCCAATCGCACCACAGCCACGACTTCGGCGACGGCCGTGAACGCGACTGGTGCCCCGGTTTCGACGGGCATCGGAACCATCGCGCAGCAAGCCAAGCGCTATGCGGAGTTCACGGTGAAGGCGCGAATCACCTTCAACATCAACGCCGTCGCGCCCGTCTATCACTACGTCTATCGCACGCTGGGAGCAATCCCGGCCAATGGTGCGGCACCGAACGCCGGGGATGTGATCGTGGGCGGCGATGCCTTTGCCGGCGGATCCGCTCCCGGCGCCGGCGTCAACCAGATCGGGACTTTCTCCTACCTCGACACCGGTCTCGATGTGACCAAACAGTACCGCTACTACCTGGCGGTGAATGCGCCGAACGGGAATGTGGTGAACCTGGTCAACAATTCGCAGCTGCTGGTCATGGAAAGAAGTTAAGAAGCTGATGTCACTCAAAGTCAGGATTGCGAGTTCCGAAGAAACCGAGACGCTGAGCGCGCTTTCCGTCAAACACGGCAACGTCCCCTTCATGGAGGGCCAGTCGATCATCTCCGTGCTCGAGCACGAGAAAAAAGGCGAGAAAGAGATTATCGGATTCGCCGCGGTGCAGACCGCGTTGCATGCGGCCGGCTCCTGGGTGGATGAAAAATATCGGCTGCAGAAGCACAGCTACGAGCTGCGGCGCGTGCTTGACCGGGAACTCGAGCGGCGCGGCTTCTCGGTGTACTTCGCTTTTCCTGCAAACGAATTCGAGAAACACCTCTTCGCCAAGTACGGGACGGTGGTCGAACACCTGGCCCAGATCAGACACTTATGAGGAGTTTCTAATATGCCGTTCGGAGGGCTTCTCTCAGCCGGCGTCAAAGCCGGGACTTCCCTGCTCGGCGGATTGTTTGGCTCGAACGCTGCCCAGGAAGCGGCCAAGGAACAACAAGCGGCCGACCAAAAAGGGATCGACTATCTCGGGCAAGAGCAGAAGACTGGCCTGGCCAATTACTCGCCCTATCTCAGCGCCGGTTCGACAGCATCAGGCACGCTATCGAGTTTGCTGGGCACGCCAGGGCAAGGGCTGCTCACTCCCTGGACGCAACAGTTCACCGCTCCCACGGCGGCGCAAGCGGAGCAGACTCCCGGCTATCAATTCCAGCTGCAGCAGGGAGAGAATGCCGTACAGAATTCCGCGGCCGGCCGCGGCGGCCTGCTCTCCGGGCGCACCCTGGCCGATCTGAACAATTACGCGCAGGGCACGGCTTCGACCAACTACCAGAACACCTTCAACAACGCGGCGACGCAGTACCAGTCGGCTTACAACACCTTTCAGAACAACCAGAACAATCAGTATTCACGGCTCATGGGCGTCTCGGGACAAGGCCTACAGGCTGCGCAAGGCGCGGGCAGCTTGCTTTCGAACCTCGGTGGCGACACCGCTTCGCTGTACGCCGGTCAGGGCGCTGCAGCGGCTGCAGGAACCATCGGCGCGGCGAATGCCTGGAGCGGGGCGATGTCCGGCGTCGGCAATGCCGTATCCAGCGGCTTGACGCTCAACTCGCTGAACGGCAGCGGAGGAGGCGGTCCTCCGACGACCGGCTACAACCCGTCGCTCTGGATGGGGAACGGTTCCAGTGGCGGAAGTACCGCCGCGCCCTTCAGTCCGTTGCAAATGCCGACCAACTCCTTCCAGGGAATGGGACTGGGATAAAAACCTATGCCTATCACACTTCCATCTCAGCCGAACTACAACGTCACCCCGCCGCAAGTTGCGGACCCGCTTGAGCAGTACGGCAAGATGCTCCAGCTCAAGGCGCTCCAGGGACAGCAGCAGATGCAGCCGCTGCAAATGCAGGAAGCGCGGGACACCATCCAGTCGCAGCAACTCGATATCCAGCAGAAGCAGCTCGCGCTCAAAACCCAGCAAGCGCAGACCACCTACTGGTCGAACCCGTCGCAATTCCAGGCCGATGCGCCGGCCGGCGGTGATCAGCTCGCGAAGACGCTCGGAATCTCGGACGACGATCCCCTTCTCGGAATGGTGCGCGGCCAGATCAAGGCCGGTGTGCCTGGCGCAGCTGCGATCGCTGACGCGAAAGCGACGCTCTCCTTCCGCCAGGAAGCCTCAAAAACCACTGAAGAGCAGCAGAAAGTGCTCGACGATTCCCACTCCAACCTGCAAAAAATCGTGACACCGATTAACGCTGAGAAGGATCCGGTGAAAAAAGCGGCTTTGCTTGAACAGGCCCGCCCAGGTCTCGCGCAGGCGGCAAGCTTCGATCCGTCGCTCAAGGGGATCATTCCGCTGCTGAACGCGGATAATATCGACGCTTTCGGCACTCGTCTGGGAACGGCGACGGGTGTAATCGATCAGCGGGCGAAATCGGCTGCTCTCTGGAAGGCGGAACTGGAGAACGATCAGACCGCGAACCCGATGCTGAAAATGCAGAACAATCCGGATGAGGCCTTCTCGGGAGACAAGCTCCCGGCCTCGATCGGATATCTCACCACGAAGCTGAAGGATCCGGATCCAAAAGTGTCGACGCTGGCGACGCAGCTGTTAGGACAGGCGAACACTTCGAAGAATGTCTCACTCGAAATCGACAAGGCAAAGAAATCAGCAGAGCAGGCGATCGCAGATGGGGATCCGAATGCCGCGGCGCAGCTGCTGGTCAATGGAACGGTAGCTCCTTCCCAACTGATCTCTTCGCGCAAGCCGGAATTCGCGCAGAAAGCTTTCACGGCGGCGGCGCAGTTGCAGCCGGGCTGGAATGCGCAGCAATCCGAGGCCAGCTACAAAGTCGCGGGCTCGCCGGCGCAAGTCGCATTCTTCGGCTCATCGAAATCTCTGACCGACAAAGGCGGCACTCTCGACCAGCTCGCGGCAGCAGGGAAAGACATTCCCGACGGACAAATTCCGATCTTCAACACCGTGGCTGATGCTCTTAAAGCATCGACGGGCAGCGGGCCAGTCGCAAAATACGCAGCGGTTGCGCTCGGTGTGGCTGATGACTATGCGAAGGTCATGGGCGGCGGCCAGGGCAGCGACTCTTCGCGCGAACAAGCGCTGAAGCTGATCTCGGCGAAGCAAAGTCCTGAGCAGCGCGCTGCCTCAATTGAAGGTATCCGCGGAGCAGTAGGCTCGCAGACCACCTCACGCATCGGCAACAACACCGTCCTGCAGAAGATGTACGGCGGCGACGCCTCGAAGCCGGCAGCTGCTGGCAAGACTCTCTCCAGCTCTGCGATCGAGCAGGCTGCGAAAGATCACGGTTTAACCGTCGATCAAGTGAAGGCCCAAGCTAAGGCGGCAGGCTACACCATCCAATGAGCGGCACGGCTATTGATTTCTCGAAGTACGAAGCTGCTGCTCCAGCTCCAGCGGCGATCGACTTCTCGAAGTACGAGAGCGGCAAGTCGCAAACTCAGAATGCTCCTCCGAAAAGCCTCTACCAGCAAGGGCGCGATGCCTTCGATACGGCGCACGGCAAAGTCGGCATGCCGGGAAGTTCTGAAGGCTCAGGCCTGGCTGGAAGTTTGTCCGACTGGGATGAAGGTTCGTTCGGAGAAATCGGCGGAGGCGTAAAAGATATTCTCTCCGGCAACGTCGCGCGCGGATTGCATCGCATCATCAGCGGCGGCGGAACTCTCACCCTGCCCGTGGCCGCGATTGCCGCCCCTGCAGCACCACTAACGGCGGCCGGAAGTCTCGTTGGCGGAGTGGCAGGAGGAAAGCTCGCCCAGACGGGCGCGACAGCTCTCGGCGCGACTCCGGATCAAGCGGCACTCGCGGGAGATGTAGGCGGAATTGTCGGAGGCGTAGCGGGGGGAGGAATCGCAGCCGGAGTAAAGCCAGCTCTTAATGCAGTTGGCAAAACAGCCACGGCCGTCGGTGACTCGCTCGATCCCGATCTCGTCGGATTAGTCTCACCGCGCGCGGCGCATGCTCTGCGTCTCGCGAACAAGGTTGGCAAAGTCGCAACCAAACTCGGCGGTGAAGCCGCTCCGGAAGCTGCAGCGGCCGAACTCGATGCGACCGGACAGAACCGACCGTACGCCGGAGCCGCTCGGCCGACACAAGCAGAACTCGACGCCACCGGAGAGAACAAAGCTTTCGCCGGCGGAGTGGACGAACCGCGCCCCGCAAAACCAGTCACACCGGCAGCAGTTGCGCGCGGACAAGCGGTCGATTTTTCGAAGTACGAAACTGCTCCTGCTCCGGCACCACCAGTTGCAGCGCCGCCAGTTTCCGTCACTCCGAAATCAGTTCAAGCGCAACTAGAGAACGCGCTCGGCGGAAAACCAGCAGAGCCGCTGATCAAGGGAGTCTCTCTGCGCAACCAGGCAGCGGTTCAAAAGGCGCGCAGCTTGGCGGATCTGTCGGGCAGCGTGCAGAACGCACCACCTACCGCTGCCGCAAGTGACCTCACCTCCCAGCTGCAACAGTCACTCGACAAGGCGAACACAGGAAAAGTTCCCGCAGACTCGACTCCACCACCGAGCACGGTTGGCGACCTGCCGACGCAGATCAAGAATGCGTTGCAACAAACTGAGACGCTTCCGAAAGGTTTCACGCCCGTCGAATCTACAGCGCTGAAGGGCTACAAGTACTCCCCCGAAACGCGCGAGTTCGAGTCAGTCACAAACAGCGGTTCGCATTACATCCATGGCGACGTGAGCCCGGAAGAAGTTGATGCGTTTGAAGCCGCCGACTCAAAAGGGAAGGCCTGGTCAAAGCTGAAGAGTCAGAACCCCCTGGTCGCGAAAGTGGTCAACGGGAATCGAGTTGCGACCAAACCCGGCGGCGCACCTGGCAGCGGTGAAAATCTCTCTACTCTCTTAGGTGAATCGTTGAAGCAAGCGCAGACGCGGAAGCTATCCGAACTCCAGTGAGTTACTAAGTCAGACAAAGCCCCACTTATGAAGCACACCTTCGATCATTTCGCTTCTTTTATCTTCGCCGCCGCGCTCTGCCTGTGCGCCTGCATGGCCCACTCGCAGGCGGTTTCTCCGTTCATGGCGCTCGGCAACGCGCAATTTGTCGACAACAACGGGAATCTGCTGACCTCCGGCGTGCTCTACAGCTACCAGGCGGGCACCACCACCCAGCAAGCCACCTACACCGACTACACCGGCCTGAGCCAGAATCCGAATCCCATCCCGTTCGGGAGCGGAGCGCGCGCCTCGATCTGGCTGACGTCGACCTCGAGCTACAAGTTTGTGTTGTGCATCCAAAACGATGGCGCGAGTTGCGCACCGTCGGATGTTTTGTTCTCGGTGGATCACGTTCCCGGCTGCATGGGCTGCTCGACCGGCGGGAACACCTACACCGGGACTTTCATTTCCGGAACGCCCAACCCGGCATCGACGGGAATTCTCGAACTCGCATCGATTGATCAGATCTGCTGGCGCAACACCGCCAACAACGCGAATCTCTGCCTCTTCAAAGATACGAGCGACATCCTGGGCTGGTCGGGTGGAATCATCAAATTACCCATGGGCGGCTGCACCGCCACCAGCGCGGGTTACATCACTCTCTGTGCATCAGTTGTGCAGAATTCCTTCATGATGGGAGTGGGCGGGACTTACTACCAGCTGATTGTCGTCGGCGATGTCAACGTGAATAGCCAGGTCACGCAGCTGCACTTCGGCTCGACCGCCACACCGCTCTGCAATTCGCTTGCGGCTGGCCTTATCGGCTGGAATGGAACCAACCTCTGCAATTCCGGCCTGCCTTTCGGCGCGACCACGATTCCACTCTCCTCGACCGCGCCAACGACTGGCCAGGTTCTCGTATACAACGGTACAAACATCGCGGGCGCGGCGGCTGGCATTCAATCGAGTTCGATCACTACGCTCGGCAGCAACGTCGGAGTCACCGCCAGCACAGCGACGAATTGGATTTCGAAGGCAGTCACCATGCCCGCGAGTGGCTGTCCCTGCCGCGCGTTCGTAAGCTACAGCGCCTACTTCTCGCAGACCGGCGCCGGCGCGGATGTGGCCTGGATTAGTGATGGAACCAATGTTTTCGACACTGCCCAGACGGCGAACACCGGCTCGACCTCAAACTATGGCATCAATGCATCGAGCTACTCGCCGGTGACTTACGCGAACAGCGCGAACGTGACCTTCACCGGCGCTTTCTTCAGCAATTCGAGCGCAACCGTGATGGCCAACACCGTCGTTACCGGCGCGGGCGTGCAGAATTCCTGGCTGAACATCGCGATCCAGCCCAGTAACTAGAAATCTTTTCCTCCCTTTCCTCATGAAAAAACTTTTACTTCTTCTCATCCTCGCCGGCGCGCCCGCATCTTTGTTCGCGCAAGGCGTCTTCAGTCCGCCGCAGACTGCGTTCAAGAACATCAACGGCATCGTGATGCCGATCGCGAACGCGACCATCACGGTGTGCGCGGCGAACGCGGGAGGAATTCCCTGCAGCCCGGCTCTGGTCTCGACCATTTTCAAAGACTCAGCACTGACCCAGGCGCTCGCGAATCCTTTCACCGCTGACGCCAACGGAAATTATCAATTCGCCGCGGCTGCCGCTACTTACACGGTGACGGTCACAGCCGCGGGCTTCGCTGGCAACTCCTATCAGGTATCGCTCGGCTCTAGCAGTTCGGGCGGCGGGGGGAATCCGACCCTCGACAACTGCACACCGGATCAGACGGGCAACAGCTTTTTCAGCGTTGCTTCGCTTACGAATTATTTTCTTGCTTCGTGGCAGTTCATCTTCAACACCACGACCTACATCAACTGCACGGTCTACGTTCCGACAGCGCAGACGGGCGCGACGCTCGTCCTCGACATTGCGACCAGCGATTCGACAGCCGGCCACACAGCGACGTTTCAAACTTGTGACGGACTCATCACGAGCGGCACGATCAACCTCGCCTCCGCTCTGACCTGCGCCGCGACGCAGACCTTTACCACCACATCGACCGCTTACAACCGGGTGACTCTGACCTTCAACGTGCAATCGACGCTGGCGAGCGGCGGAATTCTAGTGGTGAAGATCGCGACCTCGCCGACTGGCACCGCGCCCACCGCCAACTTGCTGGTCTATCCGCACTTCATCCTATGAAACTCGTAAGCATGAAACTCGTAAGCATGAAACTCGTAACCCTAAAAGTTCTGCTGCTGGCTGTGATCCTGCTGGCGCTTCCCTGCTGGGCTGGGCGTTCGTTCAACGGCTCAACCGATCACACAACCGTCTCCGGAGTGGGCAACGCGATCGACCTCACCGGATCAGCGGGGACCTGGAGCTGCTGGTTCAATCTGCCCAGTTTGCCCGCGAGCGGCAATTCCTACTCCTGCATGGGGAAGACTACGGCCACCTGGAGCGGCGGCTATGCCTTCTTCATTCAGAGCACGGGCGTCATCTCGTTTTTCTTCTACATCAACATTTCGCTGAATCACAGCCATACGGTCGCCTGCTCCACCACCGTCACGACCGGACACTGGCACAACGCGGTCGCGGTCTATCAGAACAACGTGGACGCGAGAATCTATTTGGATGGGACGCAGTGCGGCATTGATAGCGGCGTGGGCACCACCGGCTCTTTGGTCACCAGCGGCTTGAGTCTGCTGCTCGGAGGGCAGCTGCAATCCTGGGCGCCCTGCTGTACGAATCTTGGCTCGCTGGGAGAGATTGCGATCTGGAACGTGCGCTTGTCGCCGGGGCAGATTCAGGCGCTCGCAAACGTATGTCCGGCGGGGGCGTCGGCGCGGCGCATGGGCTTTCCCCCTCCGGTGGGATATTGGCCGATGACGGGCGCAAGCGGATCGTCGATTGAACCTGACTTTAGCGGTAACGTGCTGAACGCAACTTTGAGCGGAACCGCTGCGGCGAATCACCCGCCTTGCACTCCTTGAGCGAAGACACTTTATGAAAAAACTTACTCGATTGCTTTTCCTGGTGCTGCTTGGGGCCTTACTGCTCCAGGCTCCCCTTTCCGCGTTCGCGCAGTCGACGCAATTTAATTCCGGATTCATCAGCGGCACTCAATGCGTCCCGGTACCCGCGAGCGGACTCGCGATGGGCAGCTATTCCGTCACCGGTTCCTGGACGGGAACGCTCACCGCATACGGGGTGGTCGGGCAGGGTTCGCCGGTCTCACTTCAGTCCCAGACTGCGAATGGCAGCTACACCGTGTCGAGCGCGGGTTACACGCTTTTCGAAGTCTGTGGAAATTCCGTGGCCAGTGGCACGGCATTTGTGCAGGTCTATGCCGGAGGAGTTTGGGTGCTTGGCGGCGGCGGTGGCTTCCCCGTCACCTCGGCACAAACTGTCAGCAGCGGCGGTTCGCTCACACCCTCCGGGACGGGCATCATTCAGGCGACCAATGCAGGGAACAGCCCAGCTTTTCTTTCTCCCACTCCCGCGGTGTGGAACCGGCAGGGGCCAGTGCTCGAAGCCAGCGTTTCAGCAGATCAAAACAGCCTCTATGAACCAACGGTGATCTGTGACACCAATCCACAATTGATTTCTGGCGTGACTCTCTCCTGCCAAGGCGCAGGAGTAGACAGCGGAGAAACGGTCCTGACCAACGCCGTGATGAAGATGTACTTTTCGTGTGGCTTTTCTGTCTCCGCCATCTGTTATGCAGAGTCAACAGATGGGTTTAACTGGACGCGAAAAACCGGCACGCTTCTTGCTACACTTATTCGTCCAGACATCGTGAAAATTGGCAGCACCTACTATCTCTTCACGTCAATTACTGGTGGATCGGCGATCAACTTATATACGGCAACAGACGGAGTTACTTTCACACTCAACACCTCCGGCGTGATCACAGTAGGTACTGGTGGAGCTTGGGATTCAGGAAACGTAAATAACAGTATCGTTTGGGTTGAGGGTTCAACCTGGTACATGCTTTATGACGGCAGTACTGGCGGAGGGGGTTATCAAATTGGTTTAGCGACTGCCTCTGCTGCCGCGGGTCCGTGGACGAAATCGGGAAGCAATCCCGTCGTCGGCAATTTACCGGGCACTGTCGGTCATCCGAACCTACACAAGCTAGGCTCAACCTATTGGATGTGGGCGCTTAGCAGCGGAAGTTCCACCGGCGTGCTGCCGAGCGACACGGTGCGCTACACCTCGACCAACCTAACCAGTTGGACACAGAACCCCTCTGGAGTTTTTGTCTATCCGCGTGCTACGGCAGACGAAGGTGCGGGCGCCCTGCAGGGGCAAGTTGCGGACCCCTATTTGGTAGAGGTTAATGGCAGAACTCTTTACTGGTACGATGCCGCGCCGGATCAAGGCAGCCTGAACTCCACCGATGGGTTTCGCATCAAGCTGGCTGTTGCCGACATGCCCTTCTCGCAGTTGGTCACAACCAATGAGGGTGCGAACAATCCACAATTCTCGGAATTCACCGTCCCTGCCTGGGGCGTGCAAAATACCCCGTACCAATCTCCGGGAGGGTGGTCTTTCCCGTTGGCTTTTGGCCAAGCTTTTTCTGTCGGATCGGCAGTGTCCCCGTCACGCTTGAATCTCCAGTACGGAAACACCGGAGCGTCGCAAGTCTTTGACCTGGGAGTGAACCTGTATCGCACAACGGGTTCCGTCCTCCGAAACGATACGACCTACACCGGATTCGGCATCGATGCCGCAATAGGCAATACCAACGCCGCCGGTGGAGTAAGTGTGTGGACATACGACATTAGCGGCGGTCAGCACTACTTACTAACTTCCTTGAACTACAACGCGCCCACCTTCAACATTGGCCCTACCTATCTGACTTTGAACGGCTCTTTCGGAGGAGACGTCAGCGTCTCCCGACTCGCATCGGGCGTCGTTGGTTTCGGCAATGGAACTTTAGGCTCGACCAACGCAGTTCTCAAAGACGCCGCGCAAATCTCAGTCGGCACCACGTTCACCTCGAGCGCGGGCTGTACTGAGACGACACTCACCGGTGGCGCGACCGCGGGTTCGTTCCTGGCCGGAGCCACCGCTTGCACCACAACCATCACGATGGGAAATACTGCGACGTCGCCGAATGGCTGGGCCTGTTCGGTCTGGGACGTGACCACCACCACTGACTCCCTGAAAGAAACGGCCTCGACTGCGACGACGGTAACTTTCAGTGGGACTGTGGTCCTCAGTGACAAAGTGATTTTCAGCTGCCTCGGATTCTAAGCAACGCAGAGCAAGACGGCGGAATGTGGAGCGTTGACCATGTGGACTTTTGAGCAAGCATCGGGCCGTCTGTTGAAGGATGGAATATTGATCGGGTGCGGGTATTCCGGCTTCGGAGAAGGCAAGAACAACCCTGCGATGGAAGCTATTTGCGATGTTGGTGTAATCCCCTGCGGACTCTGGGCGATCTGCGGACCGCCATACAATACCGCCGAGCACGGGCCTTACGTGCTGCGACTCGAGCCGGATTCAGCGACGTACGGGCGCACCGGATTTCTGATGCACGGAGACTCGATCGAACATCCTGGCGAGGCCTCGAAGGGTTGCATCATCATGGACCGCATCACGCGCACACGTGTGTATCAATCCGGCGACACCAAGCTGCTGGTCGTCTCCGGAGTTGTGGTGGCGGATCCGGAAATCTCTGTCTGAAGCTTTTGCCTGGTAGGTAGAAAAGGAAAACTCAATTATGGCCTTCGATCCCATCACCGCCGCACTCTCGCTCGGCTCGACACTGATCGACCGTCTCGTCCCGGACAAAACGCAAGCCGCAGCGGCCAAAGCGACTCTGGTCGAAATGCAGACCAAGGGCGAACTCGACCAGATCACCGGGCAGCTCACCGTGGACCAGGCTGAGGCAAGTTCGAAATCTACGTTCGTCGCGGGCTGGCGGCCGTTTGTTGGTTGGGCGTGCGGGGCGGCCTTTTGTTACGTCTATATCTTTCAGCCGATGGTCCAGTTCGCGCTCGTTGCCTTCAAAGTGAACTTCGACCTGACGAAGATGCCCAATCTCGACATCGCGGATATGATGCCGGTGCTGCTCGGGATGCTCGGACTCGGGGCGATGCGGAGCTACGACAAGGCGAACGGAACTGGGAACGGGCACTAGAAGTTTGTATAGCTTTGCGGTTCCGATCGCAGCTGCCGGCGGAAGCTCCAGGAGCTGAGGCCTGAGCCTGTAATCGGCCACTGGCGCGGCATTCAGAATCTTAGCTTTAAGAATTACAAATTAGGAGAGAAACCATGAACCTCGCAATCGTCATTCCCTCAGTCGGCGTGGTCTGCTTCGTCGGCGGCGTCGTATTCACGAAAGCCGTGCTCACTGAAGCCTCTTCCATCAAACAGCATGTGACCGACGAGATCACCAAACTGCGCGGCGACATTTCCGCGGCCGTCAGGGCGAAGCTTTAACTTCCGAATTTCACCAGCTTCCCTTCCCCGCCGTCAGAGTTGCTGTCGATGGTCTGCACCCCGGCGGGAAGCGACATGGTCTGCTGGAATGCTTTCCACGCCCGCAACACTTTTGGCTCGATCAAAACCGGCACGGGCAGGCCCATCTCTTTTCTCATAGCGATCCAGCTATGCAGGGAGAACGTGAAGTCGTTGGCGATCATGTCGCGCAAGAGTTCGTAGACGATGTGATTCAAGGGCTGGGAGCGCTGTGGCGGCTCGTCTCCTTTGGCCATTAAATCCGAGCACGTCACGCAGATCGACACCGAGGCTTGAGGGGAGCGCGGGGCATCTTCCATGCCCACGGCGCGCAGACGTATATCGGCGACGAAGGCGATATTCGACGGTTCGATCATCTGGCAGCACTTTAAGCAGGGAGCGGCTTGGCGGATCGGCATTTTCGTTTTCTCCAGTGTTTATCATTGTGGAAACCGTTGTGGAAACGCGGAACCAGTCCACTCTACCACCGCTGGTTACTTGGGTAATCTAGTCAGTCAACAGCGCAGAAGAGGAATCTAACTCCATGACCGCATCCGCCGCCGCCCAACTCGAAGCCACTCTCATCACCGTCACCAAAGACGAGCTCACTGAACTCGCCGACTGGGAGCGGAAGTACGTCGAGCGGAAGAAAAAAGTTTCCGAAGCCGAAAAAGAGCTGGAGTTCCGCCGGATACAGCTCGCCGAAAAAGTTCTGGGCGTGAAGTCGAAAGACGAGCTGAAGGAACTCTCGCCCGAGCAGTTGCAGAAACGCTTCGCCAAACGCTGGGAAAACGGCGAGTGGAAAACGGAGCGCGGCGCCCCGGAATTTCAGTTCTCGGAAACCAGCCACGGCCGCTATCCCGCATGGGCTCAACTCTA